AACTATTAAAATATATATAAAATATATTTTAACTGAAGTGCTGATAGTTTGTTTATTTTTTATTTTATTATTTTTTTTTATAAAATTATTTGTATTTTGAATAGTTTAAAATAAAAAAAAAAAAAAAAAAAATATATATATATATAATGAATGAAAAATTTAAGAAAAAATATTTGAAATATAAGAAAAAATATTTAAATATACAAAAATATATGGTTGGGGGTTCTGGGCCCGACACCAACTGCCGATACCCGAAACATAAAATATATGGGATAAGCAATATACGAAGTATCTGGCTGAACCAAGCCGAAGCCCGCCGTTGGCCTCGCGATCCCAGGCCTCTGGATCCATATTACAATGAATTATCTCCATGTGGGTTTACTGTTGAGATGCTGCAGACGCGCAGAATGTTTGACATTATCAGTAAGGATCTACCACCGCCTGGAGTGCCCTTCATCTTCGGGGCCCCCCCTCCCACTATCTCCAAACACCTAGAAGATTGCGACAGAATTTTCAACGAGTCCGTCTCGAATAAGACATATACAATTGACTTATTGGAGGGGGGTGACGAGAAGGAGGGGGATATAAAGATTAGCACTGGAAACTGGACCAAAAAACATCCCATTCCGGTAAGAGATGACCTTGTAAAAATGGCTATTTTGGATACTTTTAAAGATATTGAGGAGGAGGGGAAGATGGACGATACGCAGAAAGTCATATTCACACATTTGTTGATAACAATATTTTATACTACTAAGGGCAATGTTGAAGAGTTTTACGATACACCCTACGCACATAAAACACAATTAAAATTAATGTTTAATGAAATTTGGCAACAAAAAGGAGGGGATTCGGATTACATCCCCATAACTGATGAAATAACAACCAGTCGCCGTAATTTTATAAAAAGCGAGGTGGTGAATTATTTTTTTGAGTCTGGAAAAGCACCTGAAAAATTAGCTGCAGAACCACAAATATCATCATCTGGGGACCCAAACTGGTTGTCGTTTTGCACCCCCGCCCAGAACGCCGACGAGGGACCTGGAGGGGGAAAACGCTCAGAAAGTTTTTTTCCAGAACATAAATGCGAAATTTTATTTACAGAAAATTTTTTTAAGAGAATAGGATTTAAAAATATAATAAAATGGCGAGCAAAAACCTGGGTCACCGGCAGCAGCAGAAGTGTGAACGATGGGGGAGGGTATTTTATATTTGAAGTAACAGTGCTCGATCTCGACGGGCTGAGTGAAATAAATCTCACATTTGATAATATTCAAGTATCTAATCCTATAAAAAAACAACTGCTGAAACAAATCTCCGAAAACGAGATGCTGATTAAGCCACGTCTTCCCGAAGACAAGTACCCAATCCCCGAGCTTCTTCTTAGAACATATATTGAATTTAAAGAATTAGGTGATACTATGCAAAGTTTTTTATTTTTGGTTGCGTTAATTGAAGAGACTAATAATATTAATTTTAATAATAGTATATTTTCAACTGGTGATCAGACACCATTTTATAGAAATGTTGAAATGGGATTACCATCGTGTTATATTGGTGGTCCAAATACAGACACTAATAATGAAGTTATTATTCCACGAATGTATTATCCTCCTTCAAATCCAATAAAAAGATTATTGAATGAACTTTTTGTTACAAGTATGAATGTAATAAATGTATTATCTATAGCATTAAATACAATAAGCAAGGCATTGGTCACATCCCCCGCCAATTTCTATATTACAACCACGGCACCCAAACAACTAGAAGATATGGGATTTACGCCTGTCACCAATCGACCCAAGCGGATGAAGTTTGCGGGGGGGAGCAAACGGCAACAAGAAGATGAACTTGAAAAAGAATTTAATCTTGGAACAAACTGTATGCCCCTGAGGGGGAGCGGTGCAAGAACAGATAATGCGAAGAATAAGTTAAAAATTAAGCATAAAATTGCAAAAACTTTTTTTATAGTAATTACACTATTTATTGAAATAGCTAAAACAAAAAAAGAAACGTTGGAGCATAAGATAAATAGTCTAGAAATAGGTGCATGGCAAGAAATTTATACAGATGCATATAGTAAAGCCATAATGACATCGCCTCGCGACCCCCCTATAATAGCGAACAAGAAGGCATATACTGTGGCAGAAAACGGAATCAAGGATAAGCTCAAGAAGGAGATGGTGAAGATGAGGGTTCTTATCAGAAACTACGGGAAGCAATATTTAATCCCTGCAGAAGTAGTAGAAAAGATTGGTCCTCATGATCAGTATTATGGATGTAATATATTCCCTTACAATGGTGATGATTGGGAAATGGGCGACGTGTGGAATACGGTTTTTTCCGACCTGGATGGGAGGGAGGAACTGAAGCCCGTGTTCGACTCCTTGAATAAAAAGATAGAAGAAGACCAAAGCGTGCAGAACCCAATCACCACCATTGAAAGGGAATACTGGTTAAAAAGAAACTTCATTCCCACTCTTGAATCCCACAAACCTAAGAAAAGTATCTATACGTCTTGGAGTAATTCTTTAGGCGGAGGACACTTTGGGGGAGAGGAGCCACCGGACACTCTCGCCCAACATGAGCTTCACTACCGATTAAAACACACCTCCTCTTTATCCTCTTCCCCCCAGCTAATTGGTAAAAAGGTTAGAAATGAAGCTTTTGTAAACCTACTACCAGATCTAGAAGAAACAAAAAATAAAATAGTAGAAGCAAATAAAGAAACAGAAACAGATGTAAAACTAAAAAAAATACTAGTAAAACAAGATGCAGAAAAAGCAATAAATGAAGCAAGAGAAAAAATAATAGAAGCAGAAAATGAACTAATAGAAGCAGAAAAACTAATAGAAGCAGAAAATGAACTAATAGAAGCAGAAAAACTAATAGAAGCAGAAAAAGAACTAATAGAAGCAATAAATGAAGTAAGAAAAAAACTAATAGAAGCAAAAGAACTAATAGAAGCAAAAGAACTAATAGAAGCAAAAGAACTAATAGAAGCAAAAGAACTAATAGAAGCAAAAGAACTAATAGAAGCAAAAGACCCTAACCCTAACCCTAACCCTAATGTCGTAACCCACAAGGAGTTCCGGAACGCCTTAGCCAGCGAGAGTGCGGCGAACCGTGAGGCAGCCCCGCGGCACGAGATGGAACTCCAGGCCGCAGAGGCAGCGCGTCAAAGGCTTACGGATGAGTTGGCGCGGATAAGAGAAGAGAGGTATGCAGCGTCGGAGGCGGAGGCGGAGGACGTGAAAGCGTTCACCTTGCTCGAAAAAAATGTAAAAAAAGAACTAATAGAAGAAAAAAAAGAAAAAGAAGAAGTTGGAGAAGCAGAAGTACTACTACTAAAAAAAACACAAGAAGAACTAGTAGAAATACTATTAGCAGAAACACATTTTATTAAAAAAAATTTGTACGAAAACGCTTTTGACGGGGTTCAACTATCAGAAAAACAAGAAGAAACAAAAATATACAGCTTACTATACAAGAAAGCTAAGGAGGTCACAGAAGAAGCACAACAATCACTAATTAATATAGTAAAAGATGTAAAAAAAGAACTAATAGAAGAAAAAGAAGAAGTTGGAGAAGCACAAGAAGAAGTTAGAGAAGCAAAAGAACTACCACTACTAAAAAAAGTACAAGAAAAAATATTAAAAGCATATGCAAAAGTTGGAGAAGCACAAGTACTACTAGTAGAAGTAGAAGCATATACAGTTGAAAGTATATATAATGCTAATCAACAATTTGTTCTAAGTGTTATTGAAACTATATGTTTTATTTATTATTTTTATAAAGAAAACTCCCTCCCCATTCCAGAGCAGACCGAACCCTCAGAGGAGCTCGGGGATGAACGCTTTGGAACCTCCATTACTGCTGTCGAGGTATCAAAACAAAATGATAAATATAAAAAACAAAAGACAGAGTGGACAAACTTATATGAAAAACGTAGAGAAAAAATGGAGGAGTTGGCCTCACTCTATGCGGAGCTGGATAAGTCGGAGGTGGAGGAGAGGGAAAAATATATTGAAAACCTAGATAACCAAATTTCAGAGATACAATATGAATATAGTGATGAATTTATTAATGATTTGTTTTTTAAATGTTTAAACTATACACTTGTTCTTCAAGATTTTAATAATCTTATAGAAGATTCAGTTATAGGATTATTAACAGTAATACAAGATCCAGTTATAAGATTATTAAAAGCAATTTTGACAGTTTGTAAAGAAGAATTTGAAGATGATTTTATTGAAATAGTATGTAATATATTACAACATATTTATAGTAAGGATCCTACATATAATGACTTTGATTTTAATCAAATATGGGTTCCTAATTATGTAGAAGAATGGTGGAATAAAAGATTTTAAAACAGTATTTCTTTTTCACATTAATCACTTCTAAATATATTTTTTTACAATTATTTAAAAAATATCTTATATTATATTTTATAATAAATGATTCCAAATTTACCCGATTATAAAATTATAAAAGTTAATTCAAGAAATCCAATAGGCATTCATTTAAAAACAACTTATACTACTCCTAAATCCTCTATTTTTAATTTTTTTTCTGAAGAAGATACTGAAGTTCAACAATATCCTATAGTATCTAAAATTGAAGATAATTCAGAAGCATATAATCAAGGTTTAAGAGTAGGGCATAAAATTATTAAACTAAATGGACATACATTGGAATATAAAGATATAAAAACACTTCTTTCGGATTTTACATATGAAAGAAAAACTTCGGATTTTATAACATTAACAATATTGTAAAAAAAAATTTGTAGTAAAATATATAATTTATTCGGTATTTAAAATAAGATTTTTAATTTTATCAAAATGTATTTTTTTTTCTTTTTCACAATATTTATCACTTTTAGACTGATTTTCTGGTCCAACTAATGGTTGTAGATTTGTATAATGAAAACAAGCTTTTAATTCAAGATCATTTGTTAAATCCCATGCACTACAAGGTATAATATGATCTATATGAAAATATGGACCATAATTATCCCAGTTCATTTCCGGCGTAAATTGTTTTTCTAAATGTGAAATTAATTCTTCTTGAGTACAACCTATTAATTTTCGTGTTCCTACTGATTTAATATTATATTTTAATGCTTTATTAATTCTACATCTATAATTTCTTAATAATCTTAATTCTAAATTATCCCTAATTCTATCATTAATTCTTTTATTAATTATATGTTTTTTTTCTTGATATCGTTTTTTAAAATATTCATTTAATTCTGTTTTATGTTCTTTACGATATTTTTCTGCCTTATCTTTATTTTCTTCTCTATATTTTAAAATTTTATCTTTATTTTTATGTTTCCATAATCTCGTTGTTTCATTAGCACAATTTTTACACTGAGATTTAAATCTTGTATTATCATTTTTCCTTAAACGATGAAATTCGCTAATATTCTTTTCTATTTTACATTTACTACAAGTTTTTTCCATATAGTAAAATTTATTCATTAAAATCAATTTATAAAACAAAAAAAAATTTGTAGTAAAATATATAATTAATTTATCTAAGTCTAAGTACCAAATGTAACGTCGCAGTAAATACCCTATAAGTTTCCCTATAGGCCCGACTGTATCTTAAGCCAACTAAGGTGACTAACCTATCATAGTTAACCGACAACCGTTCAGTCTGTGAGAGCCTATCATATTCTTGTCATAACGAACTTAGATAGTAACCCTGCGGATTTCCTAATCTCCAATCTTATTACCATTGGGTTCGGCAATTAACCGAGTTCCCTTTCAAAATTTCTAATGAAAGGTGGTAATTGGAGCTCTAAAGGGGTCCCCGCAACAAGCTGTCTCGCATTTAATTATTCTTGCATAATTAAACACTAGCATATATCAGACTTTTCATCTATGCTGTTAGGAACCAACATTAATTCCTTTTGCACATTATAATCTTGTAATGTCCTACCATCTTCAAGCTGTTTTCCTGCGAATATTAATCTTTGTTGCCTAAATACCAAACTCCCTCAAGCATTTCCTCTTGAGATCATAATTCCTATATATTCTTAATAGTATATTAAGGTATTAGATATACTAAAAATACAATATAGCACCCTTTCAGGTGGGAGTAGCGTATACCTTAAGAGATCATAAGATTAGTTAAATCTTCACCCCCACAACCATCTACGCGTTGAACCTTTTCCATATCTTAATAACTAAAAGACTTAGGAACTTGGCTGCGGATTGGCTATTTATTTTTTAGATTATACCTGTACCTTCAAGTTTTCCCTGAAGCCCACTTTTATTTTCATAAAAATGTTAGGACTAAAAACTTTAAGCGGTCCCCGCAATTTGGATGTGTTGCCTGCAATACTCAGACTAGCAAATGTTTTATCATTCACTCAGACCATTTTAACAATCTGGTGGGATTCCTTCTTTGTCTTGGATTTTTGCCTTAACAGCTTCAATTGTATCAGTTCCTTCAACTTCAAGAGTTATAGTTTTACCCGTGAGTGTTTTCACGAAAATCTGCATTTGTTTATAATATATACTATTTTTTTTTTTTTAAGTATTTTATTTAAAATTTATATTATAATAATATAATTTTAATATGAAATATGTATATGTTTATATTAAAAATTATATGGGTAAAATATCTAAATATCAACAACTTAAACGCTTACAACATGATTCTAAATTAGGTTCACATTTAACTGGTTGGATTACTCAAGAACTAAATCATATAAAAAATAAAACTAAAAAAAATAAAAGTAAAAAAAATAATATAAGAAATCCACCGGGTTATGATTTAGCACATGAACGCGGTCGTGAAAATGCTAAAGGTTTTGGATATGAACATACAAATTTAGTGTTAAAAAAAGATCATAAAATTCAGCATAAATTTGATAATTTAGGTAAAAATAATAAAATACGTGAGTTTGATATATTGTATAAATAAGTATATAAATGAAATAATATATATTATATATATATATATTTTTTTATTGTATGGAAAATTATAAAATAATTAAATATTTAAATGAAGGATCTTATGGTAAAATATATTTAGTTGAAAAAAAAGATACAAAAAATTTATATGCACTTAAATCTATTAAAATTTTTGGTATTGATAGATATAATAAAGTTAGTATATTAAATGAAATTAGAATATTACTAATTAATAATAATGATTATCTTTTAAAATGTTATGATATTTTTATTCATAATAAAAAATTATGTATTATTACAGAGTATATTGACGGTGGTGATTTAGATAATTATGTAAAAAAAAATAAACTTAAAGAAGATGAAATTATTAAGATTTTTCTTAAGATTTGTGTAGGAATAAATTCCTTACATAATAATAATATAATTCACAGAGATATTAAACCAGCTAATATTTTAATAACAAAAAATGGTGAAATAAAAGTATGTGATTTTGGCATATGTAAGTTTTTAGATTATAATAAAGTTACAAATACAAGTATTGGAACTCCTTATTTTATGAGTCCAGAACAAATGAATGTTCAATATTATGATTACAAGATTGATGTATGGGGTATTGGTTGTGTATTATATTATCTTTTATATAATAAATATCCATTTAATGGAGCTAATATGCATCAGTTAAAATATAATATTCGTACTCAAAATCCTTTTATGAATATGCATGCAAAACTTAAATTTATTTCTAATAATAATCGTTTTCGGATTGAACAAATATTAAAAGAAATGTTTGAAAAAAATAAACAAAAACGAATGGATTTAAATATGTTTTTAAATAACAGCAAAGAATTACTAAAATTCCATAATATAGAAAATAAACACAATAAATTCAAACATTATTATTTTAAATCTGTTCCAAATACCGAAAATGATTGGAATAATGTTATTAAACAAGTCTATTATGATTTCCAATTGCCTAATACACCAAGAAAAAATATTGATTCTATGCCTAAATTAAATAATAATACCCCAGTTAAACAACCCGATATTGTAACTTATTCTGAAATGAAAAATAAAAAATATAACATATCACCTATGCCACCATTACCCCCTTCACAAATATCTAGACCCAATGATAAACATATATCTCACATAAAACCACAACCACCTCCTCCTAGAATACAAGCAGTACCAACACCACCGCCACCACCGCAACCATCGCCAAGAAATGTAGAAGAAAAAAAATATATTTACCATAGATATGATGGTATGATTGCGCCTACTCCTCCAAGATATCCTAAAATAAAACCTACATATAGACCTAATCCTAAAATATATGTTCATTCTAAAAGAGCTTCATATATAGAAGATTTACATAGAATAAAAGTTGAAAATAATATTAAGGAACGTTATAAAAAAATTGAAGCTCAACAAAAATGTATTAATGAACAAAGAAAAAATGCGTTAAAACAAATTCAAAAACAAAATTCTCAATTAAAATCATCTATTGTTATAAATAAAAGAAATATTAATCCAAGTCCAAATGTTATGAAGAGAAAACTATATAATGATAAAATAGTATATAAAAATAAAATTAAAAATGTTGAAAGTAAAATAAAACATTTATGGGCACCAAATCCTCCAAAAAAAACAGTAATTATTAATAATATTAGTAAACCTAAACTGCAAAACTTATCAAAATAAAAAATATAATTAACTATAAATTTTTTACTTTTTATTTTACTTTTTATTTTATTATATATATATATATATATATATATATACAATGGAAGTAAATTATAAAGATAAATATTTGAAATATAAAAAAAAATACTTAGAATTTAAAAAAAAATTTTTAGGAGGAACACAAGTTAAAAGAAAATGCCTACGCCCCGTTCGCCAAGATCCAAAATCAAGATATCGAAAATCAAACGATACAAAACCTAAAAAATCAGATAAAATAGATCCAAATATAAAATATGAACCATCAGAAAAAAATAGAGAACAAGAAGAATATGATGCTATTCATGATATTAAATTTAGTATAGCTGGAGGATTACCATATGCTATATTATCAGCATATTATATTGATAATCACAACGACTATTTAGATATTATAAGTAGTGATCCAGATTATATAGTTACTTTAATAAGGAAAATAAAAAAAGCTATTAATGATTATGAATATATTAGTTATTATGAAAAAAAAAATAGTTTATTAGCAAAATTAGATACAATAAAAACTATAGATGATATTCATCAAGAAATTTTAACAGAATCAAGTAGTATAGGTGACTTAGATACTAAACTATATCATTCTAATCCTATAGAACCTTTTCCAAGTGAAGATATTCAATTTGTTTTAGTTAGAATAAAGTTTGGAGAAGGTGGTGAATTATTAGATATGGGTATTCCATTTAATAATAATAATCCTTTAAATAGAAATACACATTCAAATAATTCTGATATAGATAAAATGAAAACAGAATTATTACATATTTTATTACTTGGAGATCCTAATGACCATAAATATAATAAACGAATTAGGCGCTTATTTTTACTATTTTTCCTAGAAGAATTTTTAGAATATAATGGAATTAATGATAAAAATATAATTGATATATTTACAAAAATATTAATTCCAGAAGAAAAAGACATACTAGATATCAATATAAGTACTATATCAAATACTACAACAATAAGTAAAGCACAAAAAATACAAGATAATAGAACTAATATAGAAAAAATAAATACAGATACTGTTAAGAATGAAGAAGAAGATAAAAAAGAACAAGAAGAGCAATATATTAATGATGGTTATGATGAATATGAATTATCTAAATCTATGATTTTACCAAAAAAAAAAAAAAAAACAGGAATACCTCGGACAACATATGCGCCTGGATATCCTGGAGTTGTACCACCCGCACCACAACAAATGAATACAATGTCAAAACAATATTTAGGACATTCCGGACATGTACCACCAGAATATATGCAACATGGATATATACAACCGGGATATATGCAACCAGTATATATGCAACCAGTATATATGCAACCATCACCACCAGTAGCACCAGCACCACAATCAACTAAACCCCTATTTTCTGGAGGTACTTTAGAAAATTCACTATTAATAAATATAGATGAATTATCAAAACATGTGTCAACACAAGTTTTTAACTTAAAAACATTAATTGATGAATTTAAGGATAAAAAAATGATAAAACATATACAAAGTGCTAGAAAAAAAAAAGTATATTATCAAATATATAATCCAAATAATGAAGATCAAAAAATTAAATTAGATTCTGATGAGCATAATGCATTAAATAATTTAAAAACTCAAAAAATCATACAAACAAATTTACATATTTGTTGTTTAGCATTTACAGATGATGAATTTAATAGTCTTATATGCCCGCATCATAGTAGTGATGATGAAGGTTTAGTAAGAGTTACTTCGTATGGATCTGTTACTACTGGTGGAATGAATATTGATTCTAGTATACCTAGTATACCTAGTAGACCATATAGAACATTAATTATGAATATTACTAGTATATTAAATCATATGAATACAATTAAAGAAGAATTTATTAAAAATAATAATGAACCTACTATAAATTTCAATAGATATTCATTTAATAGTAAAAAAAATATTAATGGTCCAAATGTATTAACAGCTACTGTTGGTGAAAAACTTTTAGAATATCCACTTATGAACACTTGGATTAGTCGTTTACAAAGATTATATCATATGCATGTAAATGATATAAATGATAGAATTCCATTAAAACAATTTAGTACTTGGGTTGCACCAAATTTAAAAAAATTTATGGAATTTGAAGATAAAAATGATATAATAGACACTATTGAATCTCTTAGTTATGATATTAATGGTATTACTCTTACTAGTAATTCATTAGAATTTTAATATTCAATAAATATTGGACAATGGTCGCTACCTTTTATATCATCACAAATTTTTACATTTTTTATTTTTTTTTCATCTTCTTTTCTTATTAAGAAATGATCTATTCTCCATCCTATATTTCTATCACGACCTTTTACCCGAGGGTTCCACCATGTATATTGAATTTTTGTAGGATGTTTATGTCTCCATATATCTAAATATCCAGCTTCTAAATATTTATCAAATGCTTGTCTTTCACTTCTGTATAAACCGGGCATATTTTCTCTATAAAATTGTGTTTTATCATGTATATCATAATCTTTATGAACTACATTCATATCACCACAATATATTATTATTTTTTCTTGTAATTTCATTTTTTTCAAATATTCTAATACTACATTATCCCAATGTAGTCTATATTCCGCTTTAGCACCACTATTTGGAGTATATACATATACTAAAATACATTCGGGGAATTCTACAATTCTACTACGACCTTCAATATCTCCATCTTCTAATTCTAAACTTCCATGATCAATAAATTCAATATTACTCATTATACATACACCAGAATAACCTTTTCGTGCTTTACTACAAATCCAAGTCTGATATTTAAATGGTAAACACTTAAATAAATCTGTATGCATATCTTGACATTTTGTTTCACCAAAACATACTACATCTGGTTTATATACTTCCATACATTTACCCAATTCACTATCTTTGTTAAATTCTTTTTTATTCAACAAATTCATAGATTTTCCACGAGCACCATTTATGTTCCAGCCAATTATTTTCATAGATAATATATCTTAGTATTACTTTTTTATATTATTAGATTTAATTTAAAATAATCAATTTTATTTGTAAAAAAAAAATATATTATATTTTTCTTTATCTATCTATTTATCTATCTATTTATTTATCTATTTATTTATCTATCTATCTATCTATCTATCTATCTATTTATCATCTATCTATCTATCTATTTATCTATCTATTTATCATCTATCTATTTATCATCTCATTAAATTACTTCTTCTTAGTTGTTTTTTTAACTGGTTTCTTAACTGTTTCTTCAGTCTTGACAGTTTCTTCAGTCTTGACAGTTTCTTCAGTCTTGACAGTTTCTTCAGTCTTGACAGTTTCTTCAGTCTTGACAGTTTCCTCGGTATCTTCAGTCTTATCATTTGCTTTTTTAGCTTGATCTACATATTTATCCTTATTTTTATCAGACATTTCTTTCCATCTTTTACTCATTTCAGAGTTTACCTTGACAAATGTTTTTTCTCCAAGTTTTTCAACAATTTCATTTCGTACATCATTATCACCTAGAAACATATTATATGGAGTCTTATCACGCTTATTCTTTACTTTTTCTACAGTTACTGGTTCTTCTTCATTTTTTTTTTTAGCTTTTTCTTCATAGACTTTTTTATCTTCATCAGACATATTTTTCCACATTTCAGATTTTAATTTGGACATTTCACCAATTTTAATATTTTCACCATGTTTTTCCTTAAGAGACTTAGTTACCTCTTGATCGGAACTAAACATTGTATATGCGGTTTTTGCTCGCTTCTTCTTATGTTTTTTTACAGATTTCTTAAGTTCATCTGGAGACTTATCTGATAGATGAGACCATAGCTCATTCATATCAGTTCCAGTTTTTTCAGAAAGAATCGAAAGAACTTCTAGAGTAAGGTCAATATTTTCGGTGCTAGTAGTAAGTTTTTGAGTAAGAGACATTATGCTTGTTTTTGGTTAATTTTTTTTTTAAAAAAAATCAATTTTAGGATTTAAACAAAAAAATAGCAAATTGGTAAATTGAAAAAAAATTAATTATTTTTTTTAATGAATATTAATGAACATATTATTTTTTTTAGACTCAATAATACCCACCTTATCAAATAAGTCCTCATAAATACGATATTTCAATAAAAAATCCTTATCATTTTTACTGCTCATATCGGGTCCTTTATTTATTTCTAATAAATAGGCATTAAAATTATTATCAAATATATAATCTAATCCAAATAATTGAAAATAAGTATGTTTTTTATTTTTTGTAGATTTATTTTTTTCTAATAATAAATTTTTATAAGAATATTCTAATTTTTTCAAATTATTTATTATATTAGTAATTAATAAAATATAATCTTTATTATCCATATATTGTGCTAATTCAAATAAATCAAATGGATTTTTCTTATAAATATCCATATCTAAATTTACACTTGTTATATTTTCTTCTAAATCATCTGAACCAGTTGAATCCTTATTTGTATATATACATTTACCATTTTTATAATAATAACTAGTTAATCTACCATTTTTATATACAATTAATAAATAAATTCTTAAATTTATTTTTCTTTTATTAATCATATAAGTGTTTTTCATATATTTTTGAACCACTCTAAATTTCTTATCATCATTATTTATTATTTCTTCTAAATTATTTGTCATATGTAAGCCTAATTTTCGCTGAATATTTTTTTTCATTATGTACATTTCCTTATCTGAAAATTTGTCCTTAAATGTTTTCATATGATCTTCATTAGATAATATCCATGTTTCGGGCATTATTTTTTTAGCATTATTTCTACCATATTTTTCTTCTAATAATTTCCATAGATTATTTTTACTTACTATAAAATCACAACCATGTATCCCAAATAATAATTTTTGTTTATTATTATTTTTTATATTTTTTACATCCTCCAATTTTTTTTCAATATTTTTAAGCTCTGTTTCTATATTATTATAAGTACATGGTAAAAATACCATCCAATCACCATTAATATTCTTATTTCTCAATATATTATTATCACTTAAAACAGTTTTTACTATTTTTCCAATAACAAATTTATCACATTTATAAAATTCTATTGA